CCGTACGACCCACCCTTCTTCACTATTCAGGGAACCCAAATCTTTAGGTATGGCCATCAGCGGCGTCTCCTGTAGCCCGGTGCCTGGGTCTCATTGGCGGGGAGGTCGGTGGTCATCGTGGTATTGGCGAAGACGCGGCTGTTGCCCGGTTCGGTGCCCGCCGCGACCCGCGAGGCCGCCGTGAGCGCATGGCCTTGCCGCAGCTTCATCATGGCGTCGAGGCCCGCGTTGACGTGGTGACCGGCGAAGACGGACTGTTGAAGGCCCGCCGCGATCGGGCCGCCATCGATGAAGCCGAGACCGCCCGGTGTCGGCGAGATGGGCGGTGCGGCGATGTCGCCTTCCTTCAGGTTGTCCCGCATGTCGGTGATCTTGATCGCGGACGCTTCCTCGGTGGTCAGGCCGTGGGTCTCTTGCGCCATCTGTGCGCGGAACGCGGCGCCCGCCTCCATCTCGCGGTAATAAGCATCGGTGTTCCTGCCGATGGACTTAGCGATATGCGGCATTACCAAAGCGGGCGCCATGGAACCGGCGGCGGCGTCGCAACCGGTGTAAGGGCAAGCCGAGACCGGATCAGCCTCAACACTCGGATGATGGTCATACTCGAACACCCTCTGACACGACGGGCAGCGATAGCGGCGGCGGATCATGTGACAATGCCCTCCACGCCACCATTCGCGAGCATCTTCAGTAGTTGATTATCCTGATACATCTGAACGAACAATTTCGGCACCAACGCCCGGTGCGTGATGCTGATCAACTCGTCGTTTCCGAATTGCCACATTGGTTGGTTCGCGGAAATCAGCGGTTCAATAATAAGGAACGGCCTCACCGGCATCAGCAAGCCGGGCGTACGAATGATCGCGGGCGCCGCGAGCAGGCCAAGCAGGAAGCCGCGGCGGATCATCTGCCACCCCACCGTCTCTGCCTGAGCGCCGCGCGCTGCTGTGCCAACCGTGCCGCCGACTTGCCGGCCAGGAAGGTCGATAGCTGGTTGTCGTTATACAACTTGATCTGATCCACCATGCTCACCCTGCGCCGCGCGATGTCGGCCTCCCGCGTGCGCCTGATCTGCATCAGGTTGCGCCGCGCCCGTTCCTCCCAGCACCTGACGCCCATGGCGAGACTGACCACGCGGTCGTCCTTGCCGGAGCCTTCGGCGGCGATGCTATCACCCTCGCGGGCAATCGCCCTCATCTCTTCCAGCGTCGCCATCGAGCGGATGCGGAGAAGCCCGGATGAGGTCACGTCGCGCAACCGCTCCATGATGGCGACCTTCAACTGGCTTTGGGTCTTGAACTGCCACACATGCCCCGGATGCTGGCTGTCGGAACGTGTATAGAAATAGTTCTTCACGTTGGCCTGGATCGAGAGAAGCCCCCGGTCCGTCAGTTGATGCCCAAAGTAACCAGTAGCGATCTTCTGCTTGAGTTGTTGGAGTTCCCGCCATGTCGCCTCGCCTGGCCCGTTGATCTCCACGATGCGATACACCGTGCTGGTCTGCCCCGCGTACCACCCCTCGATGGCGGCCACCACCCAGGCCAGTTGCTGCGTGTTGATCAGCGGCCAGGCGTATTCCGCCACCTGGTCCAGCCCATCGCTGAAACACCGCAGCACCTGAATGGCCGAGCGGTCGGATTTGTCCGAGTGCCCATAGGCCGGGTCGCAACTGACCACGTAAACCGAGTCCTCGACCGGCTCTTCCCATACCTTCAGTTGCCCGTGCCGCCAGTGCTTCGTCGCCACCACGGTCATGTCGGCGAAGTCGAACCCCGGCATGAATGAGTAGGCGGTGAACTTGTTGTTGGCGTTTTTGTTGGTCTGCTCGGTCAGGATTTCCGACTGGAAGAAGGTCGCACCGGTCTGCTGGAAGGCTTCGGCCTCGGTCCATGGCTGGTTCTGGATGCGCGTCGGATCGTCTGACTTGTTCTCGTCATCGTCCGTGCCGCGCATTTCCTTGCGTATCCACGCCAATTGTTCGGCGGTGATCTCGTGGTTGTATTGCTCCTTGACCAGCCGGATCTTGTTCCGCTCGTCGTCAGTTAAAGGATCGGCGGTATAGGTCTTGAAGTCGGGGTGGTCGCGTTCGATCACCTGATTCTGGTGCGCCCACCAGCCGATGAACACGCACACGCAATCGGGGTCTTCCTTTCCCTCGTTCCAGATATCATGCCAGATGCCATAGCCGCGAGCGGTCGATTCATCGATGAACAGACGATTCGGATTGAGCCGCGAGAGCGTGTGGCGGAAGTTTTCCAGCGCCTCGGGATCGCCATAGCCGCACAGTTCCGACCGGTGGACCATGCTGATGCCGGAGCCTGACCCAAGGCCGCCGCTGGACTTGGTTTTGCCGACGCCGGCCGACATCAGGTTGATACGCGAGCCGCCGGCCAGGGTCAGAGAGTAGCGATTGTCGCGGACCTTGCGCGGGAACTCGTATTCGGGCGGAAACTTTTGCAGCATGTCGATCAGTTCGAGGCGCGCTTCGTCCAGATGCTGCGTCGTGTCGAACAGCAACGCCGAAGTCATCTCGAAAATGCCGTTCCAATACAAAGAAATAGCGCGGGTTATGGTAGAAATACCAAGTTGTCGTGATTTCAGGAACTTGAAATCGTGCTTGTCCTCGCCAAGTCCGGTGAAAACCGTATCTATCACCATCTTCTGAGAGTTCAAAAGGTTCTTACCAAGACTGATGTAGCCGTAGTCCTTACTTTTGCAGAACGTATAATCCAGATGCCGCAGGAAGGCTTCCTTGTGACGGTCGGCCAGTTCGGGCGTCCATCCCGCCATCAGCGCCGCCCGAACCCGCCCATGGACCCGCCCCGTTCGTCCTCGGCGATCTGATCCAGCGCGATCTTGGCCTTGGTCGAGACCAGTGACCAGAACACCGCCGGCGAGGCGGATGGATCGAGGATCAGCGTCGTCACCACGTCGCCTTCTCCCGGCGGCACCAGCGCGAAGCACCCCGCGAAGCCGTTCCCGGCGTTCAGCGTCACCTTGGCCGAGAGTTCGTCCAGCGCCGCGGCGGCCTGAAGAGCGCGGGGGTCGGGGTCACTCATCAGACACGTACCGATGCTCATACCGCCCGATCACCGATTCCCGCACGAACGTCCCGACACTCCACGAGTTCGCCGCGCGCTCGGCCACGTCGGCGGGAACGCCCGCGTAGGACGATAGCTTGCCGGACTTCCAACGGATGAACAGCGTGCCGTTGTCGTAGCCCACGGCATCGACGTTGCTCGACGTGACCTCGCGCATGTCAGGAACGGGCATGGCATATCCTCTTCACCCGGCGCTCATAAAAGGCGGGGCGGCGGTACCGAACCTTTCGCTTGTTCCAAAAGCAGAACTGGCGAAACATCCGGGGCCGGATGAGCATGAACCGGGGCGCCTCCCGGCTAGCCAATAAGGTCACGCTTTCCAGAAGCGAGTGCATCTCAGGAACGGACACGCTTCAGCTCCTCCACCATGGCCGCGAACACGCCTGGCCACGCCAGATCGTCGCCTTGCCGCCAGATTCGCGTCTTGTCATACCACAAAGGCCGCTCGCCGCGTGTGCCGATCCGCCAATCCCGCCCACGCTTACTCGCCGCCACCCAGCACGGCAGATCGAGCGCCCCCGAGAGGTGCCCAAGGAACGATTCGCAGGTCACGATCAGGTCCATGCACCGCAAGATGCCCGCCGTGTCGGCGGCGTCTCGGATCATCGGGCTTAAATCCTGGATCATTGCCGCGAGTCCTGAATTATGCAACTCCTGAACCCGGCTTCCGACCTGCACCGACCATAATTTCACGTTCGGCACTTCAAGCAGACTTAAAAATTCCGTCACAGGAATACTACGGTGACGATCAATGTCATTCCCCGGCGCACCAGCCCATGAAATCGCGATGTTGAAGTCCCTGTCGTCCAGTTTCAACGTGTCCGAGACCGATCCATTCGGAAAGTAATCCGGTCTCAAACCCTCACAGTCACGGATTTCTTCATCATTAAGTCCCAACGCGGTCGGAACTGAAAAGATCGGACACCACGCATCGGCGGGAGGCAGAATGGAGTCGTTCAACACGACCTCGACGTTCAGGAACCCCGCCATCGCGCCACGCAACAAGGTCAGAAGTTCCGGCTGCACCATGAAGATCAGCCGCCTGACCGGCATCGCCGCCATGGCAACGAACCGAGCGAACGATAACGTGTCGCCCAAACCCATGTCTGGCATGATAACAAGAGTGTCAACGTAACTACCGTCCCATCGGGGCCACGGCATGTTCAGCATCGCCGGTATCTTATACTCGAACCGTCGCTCGAAGTGCCGGATGCCCTCGGCATATTGTTCATCGAACAGCAGCGCGAACGCGAGTCCGAGTTCAGTCAGCGTGTCGGGAAATATCTTGAACCCACGACGGGCATCTGTCACAGCCTGCTTGTCACCGCCAAGATGCTGCAAGATCAGCGAACGATTCGTCCACGCGAACGCCCTCCCCTGCTTCTCTTCAACCTCATCCCCCGATGCAAGCGCGTCATTCGTCACCCTCAGCGCCGCCTCCATCTGACCGTCGTTCATCAGCGAGTGACCGAGGTTCACCAGCAGCTTGTGCCGTGTCAAAGGCACCAAATCTCCTGGATTTCCGCCAATCGGACACCGCAACCCGGCCCGATACGCGGCGCACGCCGCCTTCTCATTCCCCATGTCCCGCAACTGTATCCCAAGCAACAGCCACGCCTCCGCGTTGCTCCCATCCGCCCGAATCGCCCCGACCGCGGATCTGTAGGACATCGCCGGATCGGCCTTGGACACCGAAATCGCGTGGTTCAGGAACTGTAGGCTGGTTCTACGACTTTCCGAAATGCCACCAAACCCGTCAGCCACCAATCCTCCAAACTGACGGATTTCCGCCATTTTCATCAGGACGCTACGGAGGTCTCAGAGCCTTCTAAGCCTACCTCAGTGCCTTCCAACTCATCTAACGCGACCACAGACCGCTTATCAATCAACTTCTTGGCCCTTCTCAATAGCTTAGCTGATTCCGGATCGTCCAACATGCGCCTGACAACGATGGAAATCGACACCAGAGCCTCATAATCCCGCCGATCAACCCATACTCGGCTCAGATCACCATCGATCCCGCGAACCTGAATGTCAGCCAGAAACCGGTGCGGCAGTTCCATCCGGAGAACCTCCTGAAACTGGCGGGTTATCAACAGAAATCGCCGCCGCACGAGCCGAAATCGCCTCGGTCAACGCCGCCGGCGCGCGGCTGACAAACGGAGTCCCGGCCACACACAACGTGATCGAGAACTGCCGCCCACCACTCGGAAGCACCGGACTGTAGCGATGCACCCACTCCGAGGTCGATTCCCGCCAGGCGGCGATATTCCCGGCCGCGCAATGCGGACAACTAACCCCCGACACGCCGACGATCCCCGCCAAAGTCGCGGAACGGGTTCGGCGCGGTACTATATATACTGTCATCCAGATCACAGTGGTCTCGACCCAGACGATCCCGGCACTCCAACAATTCCCGCCGCAACCCCGAAATCACCGCCTGCTGCGCCCTTTCCCGATCCCACGAAGCCGCCAACTGAGACCGGAAAATCGCAACCTCAGCCCGCGCATCCAACAGATCGCGCGCCAACCGAGCCTCACGATCCGTCTCGATCGTCATCATTTCCATCTGACCGACGCTCACGACGACTTCTCCTTCACGCTCGGACGCTCAAGACCTGTCTTCGGCCTCTCATAATCAACCTTGCCCGAAACAGGCTCCGACCGCGGCGCGCTGATCTTCGCAATCTCCCCTTCGAGTCGCGCGATCTCACTCACCATCCAATCATGAAGTGAATTTAGGGGGTTCTCGGAACCGTGCCACGGACGCTTGTCGTCATCAGCCATGTCAGTCTCCCTGTTCAACACGTAACCAACGCTAACACACTCCAAACGATCCCGCAAGTTGCGTTTACAAAACATCTCTCGAATTGGATAGTTAATATTCCCATATCTCGCTTTAATGTTCAACAAAACCAACACGCTAACAGACACACCTTGAAAGAATAAATTCCTGTATTAAAGTCTCGCGCGCGGTACATACTACATGAGTACCTGATCCATCGTGACGACCGGCGACCTCGGAGGCCACAAGCAGGTCGGCCACGAAACAGCAGGCCAAACAGCACCAACACCAAAGTCCACACCGCCCCCAGTAAAGATCAGTCTGGACACGAGAGCGCCGCCGTAGCACCATGACCGCCATGGACCTGGAAACGGCTCAGACCTGGGAAAACAAAGTGGGTGCGGTAGCCGAGTTCCAGCCTTCCCCCGTCCCGGTGCCGGGCGCAATGGGATGGCGGTAGCGGGCGATAGTGTGGTAGGATGGTCACAGACAGGGCGGTTGTAGTCGTGTTCAACCCTAGGTAGACCACAGAAGGTGTATTATGTTAAGTCGGGTAGTGAGAGATATCAATAGGTTACGCGATATCGTGACGTGAATTGAAACGGTCGCTTGTAACCTATTGATATCTGGTAGTCACTAACACTCGGATGACGATTAAGCATTACGAGACAGGCACTTAAACCGCTACAACGTGCCTCATGCACGCGAATGTAAGAGCGGAAACAAGAGCCGATGCTAGCGGCTCGCCAGTGCCGGCGCGAGTTCCGAACCACGTTGTGGCCATGGCGGCTCGCAAGCGTCTTACACCGGCTACTGACTTATCTCGGCGACCTGAGAAGCCACCGACGATGGCTCGCCGTGCGGCCGAGTGGTGCCTGCCATGGTCCATCTTCTCATATCCTGGCCATCTGAGGGGCATTCGGACGATACTTGGACGCGAGGTTCCCAACAGTAGCTTTCATCGGTGGAAATGGCATGACAACATGCCGCGTTGGGCGTGCGAGCGGTTGCTCACCTATATAGAGGCACGCTGCAGGATAGGTCTCGCGTTATGTGATGAGTTACGCGACCACATTAAGATGGCAGGCGATGGTCCGCCGTCGAAGACGGGCGCGCATCTTCGTGGTCGCGGGAGTCGGGATCGATTGCCGGACTGATTCGGCGCAATCTCTTTCTTGATACATTCTATATGTCGGATACCGTATAGACGGCTTGACCGTCACTCCGTTATACTCTCCCTCAGATCAGCGCAATGGGCGCGATCGGCGATCCAGAGTGAGGACTCGGATGGAAACGGTATCGTGGCGCGAGCGTGAGGCCGCGCGTAATCTTGAACGTATGCCGGCGGTATGGATATGCGAGTCGTTCTGGTGCGATAACATTGCCATACATGACAGTCACTACCTACATGTTTCCGAAAATGACGACAAGCTGCTCGCCTATGTGCAGGATGACAGTAAGGGCGAGCGGGGGATTTACACGCCGATTAAGCCCGGCCGGTATCTTACCAAGTTCTTTTCGTCGGTGTTGACGGCGAAACAGATTGCTTTTTATGCCGCGTGGCAAGCCAAGGGCAAGCGACCGGCATCATCGGTGGACGATCTGGAACTAAGACTCGCAACAACATGCGAGGATATATCCAGTGTTTACGCGAGAGGGCCGACCTCTTGCATGGACGGGCGGAATTTCAGAGATTTGGACGATATGCCGGTCCGGGTTTACGCGGCGGGGGATCTGGCGATTGCTTATCTTGAGGGAACGGCACCGAAGGGCCGGCCGGAGCATGATGTTCTGGCTCGGTGTTTGGTATGGCCGGACAAGAAGGTAGCGGGCCGGGTTTATCCAACACCTGGATGTTGGTCCTCGGACGGCTTTGAAAGCGATGCCGAGTCATCGGCGGCGTATGCCGCGCTTGAAGCAAAGTTGCTAGGCAACGGTTATCGTTTTCTCGCGGCCGGCGCTTCCTTCAATGGCGCGCGACTATTGAAGATTGAGTCGGATGAGCGATCCGGCGCGTATGTTATGCCGTATCTTGATAATGGGTATGGCGTAGACGATTCGGGCGATTATTTCCGCATGTCTCGGAATGGCGAGTTGAGCGGAAGCGAGACTCAAGGGTGGATCATGGCGGAGCCGGAGGAGCCGGAGGAGCCGGCTGGCTGGTGCGAACGATGCGAGGACAGGATTGAAGACGAATACGACATGCGAAGTGTCGCGACGTATCGTTCATCACGTGGTTACTGGAATACAGAGACCTGGTGCGAGTATTGCGCAGATAACCACACCTTTACGTGCGAGGGGTTTGACGAGGTTTGTTCGGACGATGTGGATCACGTTGAAGTGGACGATAGCGCCTACAGTTTGGCGTACGCCGAGGAGAATTTCCGCCTGAGTGATTATTCCGGGGATTGGTTTGATCCGGAGAATGATCCGAGTGTGGAAATGGACGATGGCGACACATGGATGGAGTCGGAGTTCGAGAAGCATGGTTTCGTTTGCGCGATAACGGAACGGAATTTGCCGGTTAAGGAACGTCACGCGGAATGGCCGGAGATTGGCGCGGACTGTGATGACGAGGATATCGCGGCGTGGATGGCCACGCGCGAGGTGGCGCGTATTGAAGACGCGCGGCAAGAGGAGTTCGCGGTATGACGCGGAAGAGCAAGAAGGTTGAGAAGGTTGTGTCGGGGGGGATGATCTCCCCCGATGCGCGGGAATTGTTGGCCATGTTAACGATGAAGCGGCCATCGGGGGGCGCGGGGGAGGCGGCTTTCATCGCGCGGTATATTGATCCGTTGGGCGCGTTGGGGGACGCGTACGGCAATCGGTGGGTCACGGTTGGCGAGGGGAGCCCGGTATTGTGGTCCTGCCACACCGACACGGTGCATCGGACCGAGGGCACTCAGAGGGTGTTATATGGGCTTGGCGTGGCCAGTGTGGAGGCGGGCGAGTGTTTGGGCGCGGACGATGGCGCGGGGGTTTGGCTGATGTGTCAGATGATTCGCGCGGGCGTGGCGGGGACGTATGTATTCCATCGGGATGAGGAGATCGGTGGCGGGGGGAGTGAGTTCGTCGCGGAGATGGACGGATGGCTGGACGGAATAAAGTTCGCGGTGGCGTTTGACCGCAAGGGAACGGGCGACATTATCACGCATCAAGGCGGGCGTCGGTGTGCTTCGGAGGCGTTCGCGCGGAGTTTGGCGGAGGCGTTGCGACCGTTGGATTATGTGGCCAGTGACGGGGGAAGTTTTACTGATACGGCGAATTACATGGGGATTGTTCCGGAGTGTACGAATATCTCCGTGGGGTATCACAAGCAGCACACCGGGCATGAATGGTTGGACGTGGGGCATTTGGTTCGGTTGCGGGATATCATGGTAACGGCGAACTTTGATGATCTTGTGTGCGAGCGTGATCCGGCGGCGCGGGATGAGTGGGCTGATCGGTTCGTGGTCAAGGCATGGGACACGGATTTGTGGGCCGATGGCCGGGACCTGGATGGCGCGCGGCCGCGTGATGAGTTCGAGGATTATGTCAGGCGGCACGCGGGCGACGTGGCGGCGTTTCTGACCGATCTCGGTTATGGGACCGATGATGTGGACGACTACATCTTTTATGGAAAGGGGAGGTAATGGGCGAGTTTCTGTTACGCGACGCGTTGAAGGCGTTGCATTGGTCCGGGGAGGGTTTCGCGCGGATGGTTGGGGTTAGTTCCTCTACCGTTCGGCGGTGGACTTCGCGGGCGGGGGAATATCCGATGCCGGATCGATTGCGTGTCTGGGTAGCGGATCTGGCGGCGTATCACGAGCGGCACCCGATGCCGGGGAAGGAAGACGGCAAGTAGCATGACATGGTCAGGCATGGGGCCTGATCGAAACGGGAGACGTTACCATGGGTATGATACCAGAAGGTTTGAAGGTTCGATTACAGAAGTTAATGGCCTTGGCGGCCGACACGCGCGGCAATGAGAATGAGGCGGCCGCGGCGAGTGCCAAGGTTCAGGCATTGTTGGGACAGTATAACCTGGAAATGTCTCAGGTTGTCGAGACCGGCGCGGAAGAGGTTGATCCGGACTCGGAGCGTGCGAAGAGCGAGGCATTCGCGGAGACAACGGAGCGGTGGCAGGTTGATTTAATGGCTGGCATCGCGCGCAACAATTTCTGTCTGCACTGGACAAACAATAGGTTTGACGATCGAAACGAATTAATCGGACATTCGCATTACATGATCGGCCGCAAGATCAATCTTGATACGTCGCGCCGGATGTATGAGTACCTGACGGCCACGATGGATCGTCTCAATCCTTTCACGGACAAGCGGAAGGTCAAGAGTCGCCGGTCCTGGAATGAGGGTTGCGCCAACAGGTTGGATGATCGGCTGTATAAGCAGCGGCAAGAGAGTGAGGCGGCATCGCGTGCGGAGCGGAATGAGGGGCCGCGGGGCAATGGTTCGGATTTGGTTCTGGCCGATGTTTATTCCAGCGAAGAGGATTTGAACCGGGACTTGCGGTGGGGGTATGCGCCGGGGACGACGGCGCGGAACCGTCGCGAGAATGAGACGCGGTGGGCCGCGGAGGCGGCGGAGCGGGCGGCCAATCCTCCGGTTCCGGAACCTGTCAGGGAGGAGACTGAGAGGCAGCGGGATGTGAGGCGGCGTCGGGAGGCGGCGGAGTATGAGAAGATGAAGCGTCGTTGGGCGCGGATGGACGCCAAGGAAGCAAAGCGGGTTGATCGGGACGCTTACGCGATGGGCGCGAACACGGGCAATCAGATCGGGTTGAATGAACAATTGAGGTAGTCCATTGGTTCAGGTTTGCTGGCGCCACGCGCGTCGGCATTCCCGAGCGGAATGGTTCGCTCGATAGCGGGAGACGTATGGTGCATAACGTGACACATGAGATCAAGGGCGACAGCCTGATAATCACGGTCCAGATCGGGAAGGGTTGGGCGTTGGGGTTCGCGCTCAATGTGATGGGGAAGCGGGTATGAGCGCGCAATTCAACGTATCGGCCACGCCGGCTTACGAAAACGGAGACTACAGCAAGCCGGTCTGGCGTTACATGCTGCGCCGGTATCAGGGAAGCGGCACGGCTTCGGTTGTGGAAAGCAATGAGACCTGGGCGACGAAGGAAGCGGCGGCCGAGGTTTGCGCGCGGGTGAACATGGGCGACAAGACGGGTTTGACGTTCGCGATGTATTCGGACGATTGATTGACTTAACCGGCCCGCGTGTATTGCGCGGGCCTCACGGGAGACGTGAAACGATGGCCAGAAACAATGATTGCGTGGCTCAATTGGTATCGTTGGGCATTCGGTATCGTGACGCGGTGGCGTTGCGCCGGATTTCCATGACGTTGCATCGGTGGCACGAATTGGAGTGTGGCACGGATACGGGCGCCATCGAGCGGGATGAGGCGACGGGCAAGGCGTACTGGTTGAACAGTTACTCGGGCAGCCGGTATCCCATGGCGGATCGTGAGGGCGGCGCGTTGAAGCGGTTGAGCCGGATCATGGCGGGTTATCCTGGATTGTCGCCTTATGTGCAAGGTGATCCGCGAGGTGCGGCGTTGTATGTGCTGCGGCCGGGTGACGTGCCGGATGGGTGCGCGGCGGACAGTTACTATTCGCGGGGGATCGCGGTTTACAAGTGACGATGGCGTGTGAACGCGGTTCCGGTGGTGGAGGACGCGGCATGAGAATAACGAGAGAGTTCCCGCCTTACAACGATCGGCGGTGGTCGAGGCCATGGATCGCGATCGTGACCGCGTGGCCGATTGGCGGCAAGCCTGAATTGCGGTTTGGCGGGTTGATCGGGTTGACGGCGGAGATCGAGGCCGTTCCTGGCATGGTGGTTCGGTGGGGCCAAAAGGACATGCGCGGACGTGGCACGCGA